GCCAAGTTTGCCAACTGGCGCAAAGCAAGAGGACTAGAGAAGGCAGAGGAAGTAGAGGCACCAGTAGTGGAAGAGAAGGTTGCCCCTGTTGAACCAGTCCTAGATATCGAGGTTGTAACCACTAAGGACCTAATGGAAGAGAGTGAGGCAGATGTGGTGGTCATAAAAAACAAGGCCCCATCAACCCCTCGCGCTAAAAAGACAGCAGTTCCTACACCAGAGCCACAGCTCCAACAAGTCGAGATTGAGAAGCCCAAGAGAAAACCTAGCGGCCTCAAACAAACAAGAACCCGCCGCAAGACCACAAAAACAAAAAAAGACTAGTCAGCCATTTAGTAGCCTGAAATACTAGTTATAGTGATAAACTATATTTAGCGAGGGACACTAAATGTCTTTACCTACATTGACGCCAGCAAGTACGTTATCTGCCGTTATATTGCCAACAACAGGTTCAGTGCTGAATGTCGATAGCACTTTGCCTTATAAGATCTACTCACAAGCTTCATCTCCGCTGTATTCTGTTGAATTTTTGACAGGAGCAGTTGACCAGGTTTCATACGTCTATAAAAAGCTGGGAGGTGACGTCCTAGACATTGAACTTACAGAGGGTAATGTTTATGCTGCCTACGAAGAGGCAGTGTTAGAGTACTCATACCTAATAAACATTCACCAAGCAACTAACATTATATCGGATGCTTTAGGGGATTCCACCGGTAGTTTTGACTCAAAGGGGAATATCCAAGCAGGTGCACTTTCTTCTTCTCTTGGGGGAAAACATGTCGCACTTAAGTTTCCTAAATTTGATTATGGAATGACTCGCCGCGTTGCCGAAGGCGTAAGTGCTGACGTTGGGCTTAAGGGCTCAACACAATTCTCTGCTAGCTTTGACATAACTTACGGAAAGCAAGATTATGATTTGCAGAAGATTGTATCAGGGAGTACAGCCTATTCAGCATCAGTCGGGAACAAAAAGATACTGGTCAAGAAAGTATATTATAAGACGCCGCATGCTATGTGGAGATTCTTTGGATACTACGGAGGTCTAAACGTGGTAGGCAACCTCAGTAGTTATGGCCAATTTTCAGATGATTCAAGCTTTCAGCTAATACCAGCTTGGCAGAATAAAGCCCAGGCCCAAGCTTTTGAGGATGCAATCTACACAAGGATGTCTCACTTTTCTTATGAACTGCGCGACAACAAAGTAAGATTGTACCCAAGGCCATATTCCGGTGGACCTACTAAGATGTGGATTGACTTTTCCATCCCACAAGATGCGTGGGAGAGTGATGACCCAGCTGTCGATGGTGTCAACAACATGAATACTTTGCCCATAGGAAACTTGCCTTTTGTCAACATCAACTCTATTGGCAAGCAATGGATTAGAAGATTCGCATTGGCTCTCTGCAAGGAGACTCTGGGACAAGTAAGGTCCAAGTTCGGGACGGTGCCTATCCCCGGCGAGAGCGTCACCCTAAACGGTTCTGCACTAATCTCTGAGGGCAAGGAGGAGCAAGATAAGTTGAGAACAGAACTCAAGGAAACACTAGCAGAATTGACATATGCTAAATTGGCAGAAAGAGATTCAGCAATGCTTGAAAACTCAGAAAAGGGATTAACAAAGGTTCCTAACTACATTTTCGTGGGGTAATATAGATGTCTGATGATAACAAATGGTCACAGCCGGATTCGCCTCCTCCTCCACTTTTTACTGGCCAAAAAGAAAAAGACTTTGTCAAGCAGGTAAATGACGAGGTTATTGAGAGAGTCATTGGTCAGACCATTGTCTATTACCCGATTAGCTTAGAACACACAAACTTCCACAGCTTGTACGGCGAATCAATTGATAAGAATTTCCTTGCACCGGTGAGGGTGTATGCGATGGTCAAATATGAATCACAAACTACGTCTACGACACCTTTAGGAGTCGATAGGGTTGAGAAGATATCAGTTGCATTTCACAAGAGAAGGCTAACAGAAGATCAGGACTTGTTTGTTCGAGAGGGCGACTTCATACAGTATGGCGAACACATGTATGAGATATTGACTCTTGAGGAGCCAAAGTGGCTCTTTGGTCAAGTGGAATCTAGTTTCGAAATCGCCGCATCATGCGTGAGAGCCAGAGAGGGATTATTCAATGTCAGAGACAATTGATAAGAAAGTTCATTTTGAAGTCTCGACTATAGAGACAATAGACCAATCTGTTTTTAATTTTGTTAAATCACTTAGCCTGGCAACGATGACAAACAAGGGCTTCAAGCCAGTGCCAATTATTTGGGGCTCTGCAGAGAGGTCTTTTCAGGTTAAGCGAAATAAAGAAATAAGAGACAAGCAAGGCTTGCTGGTTCTCCCCATTATTTCTATCAAAAGAAATTCCTTTACAAAGTCCCAACAATCTCCGGGTATATTCCAGGGTAATGTGCCGGAAACTGATGATTCGCAGGGTGGCTCTCTTAATGTTAGCAGAGTCCTGTATCAACAAAAAACATTGAAATTTGCAAATGCTGATGCATTAAAGCTATATGGCCAGAAGAATTTTCCAGGAGCTAACCCAAAAGTGGTCTATAAGACAGTTACTGTTCCTATGCCGGTAAATGTTGAAGTATCATATGAGATAACTCTTAGGACAGAATACCAACAGCAAATGAATGACCTCATGACTCCGTTTGCGACAAAGCCTGGCACAGTTAATTTTGTTCGATTGCAGGAAAAGGATCATAAATATGAGGGTTTTATCCAGCCAGATTATACTTCTAGTGATAACCTAGCTGACTTCTCCGGAGATGAGAGGAAATTCGAGACTAAAATCGCTATTAAGGTTATCGGCTACATTGTTGGTGAGGGCAAAAACAGAGAAAAGCCACATTACGCAATAAGAGAGAACGCAGTCGAGATAAAGATTCCCAGGGAGCGCATTACTTTAGGTGAGGTCCCAGAACATGAGCGCGGCGCATATTATGGACTAGAGGGTGTCCCCAAGGATGTCTTGGCGTCTTTGCTAATGTCGCCATATATAATCAATAATACTCCTGCTGCTAGCTTTTTTTCCACAGCCGGCTCCGGAGGGGGCTCAGATGTATCCGCCAATGTCGTTACAACGGAAAATTTTGCTGAAACCATGGCTCAGAATTTAGTAGTAAGAGAAACATTAAAAGAAGATGACGAAATACCGGCATCATTGACAACTTTCGCAACATTGCATACAATAAAGGCAAATACAGAGCAAGTTTTAGTTAATGGTATCTTGCAGGCTGATGGCGCCCTTAAAGATTACACCATTACTGGCGGAAATACTGTAGTTTTCAACGAAAATGTTGAAAATGGAGACCTTGTTGTGATAACCTACATAAAAGGCTAGCATCAATAAGGAGAAATCATGGCCAAAACAACAAACACAGAAGAAACTACAGTCGCTTCTGAAAACACAGATACCACAACCGCTAATACAACCAACACTAATACAAACACAGAAGTTGTAGAGGTTGATTGGGAAAAAGTGCAACCGGTTTTTGAATTTAGGCAAAAACTTCAAGACTTAGAGGCTTATTTCTCAAGTATGTGTCTTCAGTTCGAGAAAAATAAAGTAAACCTAATGAACCAGATAGTATATGGGCAGAATGACCTCTACACTATGGCCCAAAATCTCCAAAAAGACTTAAATGTTAGTGAAAACCTCACGTATGAGCTTAAGCTCCCTGCCACCCCCGGAGAGAAAGGGTACTTTCTAAGAAAAGACGAATAGTATCAGTTATTCTTCTTGCAGTTTTCTATTTATCTTACAATCAATAACTAACATTGGAGATAATAAACATGTCGGAACCAGAGCAAGAAAAAAAGACATTCATTACAAGTGATATCGGAATCGCCGCATACTTGCAGCTCCAGGGGCGCAAACTTTTGACGTGTAAGAGGCTCGATAGCGGCAAGTTCTTTTTTGAGTTTGAAGATACGGGCGAGACATGCAAGGAAGCGTCTTTACAATTTTTATCTTCTGATTTCTGTAGATTTGATAATAATGTTAGAAATCTTAAAAAAATTCTTTTTTCATAGAGGGGAAAATATTATGAGTATTTTAGAAAAATTAAAAGATTTAGTCACAGCCTTAGAAACGGGCGAATCACAAAAAAGAGAGCCAAAAACCACACAAAATGGTGTGGAAACTGAAGAAATCGATACGCCATCTGAGCAAGAAGAGCCCATTCTGGAAGAGTCCGATCTTCATGAAGAAGAAACTACAGAAGAAGAAGTTGAAGAAGAAGAGGCGATTGAGGAAGTGCCTTCCTACTTAGAGTGTAGTGAGGAGGAGACTTTAAGAGTCACCGAAAGACTCGATGCGATTAAGGCTGCAAAGGCTTCTTTGGCGGACCTTGTTATATCATTCGAGCAGAAAAAAGCTCAACTGCTTCGGTTCGTAGGGACAAGTACCAACGAATTCTACGGAGAGTTGAACTCCCTCAGATTGGAGTATGGTGTCCCCGAAGAGGGATACACAGTTTCGTTACCGTCCAGCCCCAGTGATAAAGTTTCTTTTACGAAAGATTAATTTTTACTCCATTCCTAATTTATATCCTGTTTAATAATATCATATAATATACCTGTAGAAACAAAATAAACAGGAGGAATAAGTATGGCTTATTCAGCAGGTTCTATAGCCTTTTCAGGTTTACCGAACCAATATACTGTCATTACTATTAATGACGGTCAAAGCGCTGCTTACAGTACGCTCAAACTTGGCGTTCAAGTTAATGACTCGAGCTTATCCAGCATTTTTGTATCCGGCACCGCCGCATCCAACAATACAGTCGATGGCAATGCGTCGGAGTTGGTAACTGTATATCAGCAAGGTAACACTAGTCGAAGACCTTTCTTTGACTTCTCTCTCGCCGACGGCGGAGCTTCTTTTGCAGACTGGAAGGCTGCTTTTAAGAATGACGGCACCGCCCCAGCAAAGCTGCAATTCAAGCAACCGGGGTTTGGAGGGTTTACAATCGACTTTGTCGATTTGGCTTCCGGTTTCACCGCCACCTCGGGCCTTGGCAGTTATGGTAGAGATAACGGCACAGGCGATTATTCGATCAACTTGAATAGTATTACTAACCTGTCAAACACAATGAATACTATTAAGTCGATCTTTACAGCAGCCAACACCGCAGGTGAAGCAGACTTCTACACATCTCAATTAACTGTTTCTAGCAATTATTTGCGAGTAATGGATGATAGAGCGACCTCAGCGGCTAACGTGCTAAGTCTTGCTCTGGTTCCATCGGGAAGTGCTAGTTGGACTGACGCCGGCGTAGTTGCCTGGAAGGTAGGTACTGATAGAGGTAACAACAACATGGCATCGGTCCAGACCGCTAACGAAGCAGTTTATGCTGCTCGTGGCGCCTCGGGGGACAGTAGTTCAACTTTGACTACAGCCCAGTTTGCGACTTACATCGGTGCTCTTATTAATAATCTGCCTATTCAGATTACAGCAACAGTTAGTGATGGTACAGTTAGTCTAACAAATGACGTGGAAGGTACAGACGGAAACGTTACAATAACAACAACAGACGCTACCAACATAACCCTAAGTGGTATGTCGGGTGGTGCATCTTCGGGAGGAGATACAGTGGCTAAACGATTACAAATTTCAGCAAGACAGATTGCCCTTTCAGGGTCAGGTGGTTTGTCAGGTTCCGCAGACGGTAAGTCCGCATTGATGCTAGACCTTGCAGGCTTGAGTGCATTGACTGCAGTTGCACAAGCAGATTCCTTTGCTTTCCAGGATGCAACTGACAGTAAGCCAAAGAGTATTACTTTCGGTAACCTCGAGGATGCAATTTTCGCTAACGTCACCACCGCAGCCGGTGATGTCACTATTGCCGCCGGCGGCGCCGCCACAATTGTAGCTGATGCAGTTGAGGGTTCAATGCTTAACGACAATGTTATTTCTGGTCAAACAGAGTTGGCTCATGCCGACATTGCAGACGCAGACGAATTGATGATTAGTGATGGCGGCCTGCTTAAGAAGGTCGGCCTTGACAGTCTTCAAAATCACTACTTTGCAGCTATCTCTGGTGATGCAACTGTCGCTGACGGAGGCGCTTTGACTATCGCTGCTAACGCCGTCCAAACTGGAATGGTTCATGATGATGTTGCAACTGAGTTAGGTGGCACCGGCCTTACCGCAACCAGCGGCGTATTGGCAGTCGATGCTTCCCAAACTCAAGTTACGGCCCTTGGTACCATCGCAACTGGTGTTTGGCAAGGTACAGTCATCGATTCAGCCTATTTGGATGCTGACACTGCTCACCTGACCACTGCTCAGACTTTTTCAGGTGCTAAAACCTTTAGTGCCCTTGCTTCTCTTGACGGTGGCGTGGACGTTAATGGTAACCTTACTATTAGCACAGCCGGCGCAGTTGCTGGTGCAACAACCATTTCTGGTTCTGGCGAATTAGCAGTTGGAACCATCGCGATGGCAGAATTCACTGTTGCTCGAAATGGTAACACTGATATCGATGGTACTCTAAATGTTGAAGGTGTGCCAACTTTCCAAGCCGCAGCAGTCTTCTCTGGTGGTATCACAACTGCCAACGCAATCGCTGGAGCCACAAGTATTGATGGCTCCGGCGATCTCACAATGGGAACAATCACCATGTCCGGCTTCTCTGTTGACGCCGACGGCGATGTGGGAGCCAAAGATCTTACTCTGACTGGCAATCTTGTTGTTGGCGGGACCACCACAACTGTTAACTCAACTGTTGTTGCTATTGCTGATAAGGCAATGGTTTTTGCTTCCGGTTCTTCTAACGCTTCAATCGCTTCTGCAGGCGGCGCAGGTGTCGCTATCGGCAAAGACGCGGGCACGTCGGGCTCTTTGGCCTCCCTACTCTATGACGGTGTTGACTCTTGGGACGTTTCTGACCACTTGAATCTTGCATCTAGTCAAGAATTTAAGATCAATAACGCTTCTGTCCTTAGTGCTACGACACTAGGTTCTAGCGTTGTTGGTTCAAGCTTGACTTCGGTTGGCACTATCGCAGCCGGTGTGTGGCAGGGTACTGCTGTTGCTCGAGCTTATATTGCTGCAGATGCAATCGACGGCACTAAGATTGCCGATGATGCTGTTGACAGTGAGCACTTTGCTGCTGGTTCTATTGACCTTGAGCACATGTCAGCCAACTCTGTCGACAGTGACCAATACGTTGATGGCTCTATCGACTTAATTCACATGTCTGCAAACTCTGTAGATAGTGACCAATACGTTGATGGCTCTATTGATAGAGTACACCTTTCTGCTGACGTTATTGACGGCACTAAGATTGAAGATGATGCTGTAGACAGCGAGCACATTGCAGCCGGAGCAATCGACTTGGCTCACATGAGTGCAAACTCTGTTGATAGCGACCAGTACGTCGACGGCTCAATTGACACTGCTCACATCGCGGATAATCAGGTTACACTAGCTAAGATGGCTGGTATCGCCCGTGGCTCTATCATTTCTGGTGATGCTTCCGGTGACCCACAGGCACTGGCTCTAGGTGCTGCAAATCGCTTTTTCCAATCTGACGGCACCGATGCCGCTTGGGTTGCAATGAGTGGTGATGCTACTCTGTCAGCTGGTGTTCTAACGCTTTCAGCCGACTCGGTTGACTCTGCAGAAATCGCCTCAGGCGCAATTGACCTCGATCACATGTCAGCAAACTCTGTCGACAGTGACCAGTACGTTGACGGTTCTATCGACCTTGTTCACATGTCAGCAAACTCTGTTGATAGTGACCAGTATGTTGATGGCTCTATCGACACTGCTCATCTAGGTGATGACCAGGTTACTGGTGCGAAGCTTAACAGTGATATTAAGGGCGACGGTATCCAGATGACCAGTGCTGGTGTTCTTTCGATTACTCATTCAGAGGTCCGCGAGACCGGTACTGCATGCGCAGCATCTGCCGTACTATTTGGCTCAGGAGGAGCCTATGATGAGTTGACTAACGCTCCTGCATCTGCCGCGGCCGTTTCTGTGTACTTCAACGGCATTATGCAATCTCAGGGTACAGATTACACAATTAGTGGCTCCACCATTACATTGGGATCTGGTAACTCAATAGCTGCAGAAGACGAAGTCATCGTCAAGTACATCAACCAATAATATCCCTATCCTAAATCCTTCCTCATTGGTCCCGACTTCGGTCGGGGCCTTCTTTTCCTTTCTTTTATTCTTTTGAAAAAACCTAAAACTATTTATTAGAGTAATATTTTACTTTTTTGAAAGAGCCTGATTTAAGGAGATTAGTTAATATGTCTGCAAAGAAATTCAAGTTTGTCTCGCCTGGTGTTTTCCTGAGCGAGATTGATAATAGCCAACTACCAAAGGTCCCAGGTGGCATTGGGCCAGTTGTTATCGGTCGTACAAGAAGAGGACCGGCACTAAAACCTGTGAAGGTTAATTCATTTCAGGAATTCGTCGAGATTTTCGGAGAGCCACTGCCTGGTAATGAAGGTAGTGACCCTTGGAGAGAGGGAAACGGACTCTTAGCCCCGGCCTATGCTCCTCTGGCAGCACAAGCATACCTTAAGGCAGATATCAACTCGCCAGTAACCGTTATAAGACTTCTGGGGGTCGAAGGAGAAGACGTCCAATCTGGTGCAGAAGCTGGATGGGATGTAGAGGATGCTTACGGGCTTTTCGTTGGCGTATCTGGGAGCGCTATAACAGCTTCTTTGTGCGCAATCGCATATTCGGATTTGGCATCACCAAGCTTTAAATTTGGCGTAAAGGGCGCCCCTGTCACCGCCTCCTCGGCAAACACCATAACTAGTCTAGTTAGTGGCTCGACCGGCGGACACACCACGTATCCAGTCAAGATTTCAGGACACTCTTTTCAAGTTGTCGTCACCGACGGCACTGAGACTGCAACTAAAACTGTATCTCTGAGAGAAGGCAAAAACTATATAAGAGACGTGCTGAACACAAACCCAGTTGCTACAAACTCTAGTGTAATACGTCCACCGTCTGGCTCCCTAGCTGAGCACTACTGGATTGGTGAAACTTTCGAAGAAGAGTATGAGAAGGTGGTGAGAGAAGCTGCCGACGGTTCCACCTTCGTTGTATTCCCACTAAAACTAAAAGACAATATGGAAAATTTTAAGAGCAGCAATCATCAATTGGCTGCAGCCCGTACTGGGTGGACAATCCCTCAGTATAACGGCGCCAGCAGTAGCTACGCACCAGCCTCTTTAGAGAAGCTCTTCCGCTTCATCGCCATCCAAGAGGGCGAAAGGGGGATGGACTTGAATGTGAAGATTGAAAACATAAAGATTGCAGACACAGGCAGTCCTTCCCCATTCGGTCGCTTTGACGTTGTTGTTGAGCAGAGACGAGGTGGAAGAGTTTATATAGTTGATAGCTATGAGAACCTTAATCTGAACCCTAACTCAAATGATTTCATCGCCCGTAGAATCGGCGACCAATACTTTGAGTGGGACGGAGTACAAAAGAGAAACAAGGTATATGGAAATTATGTTAACCAGTCCAGCTATATCAGGGTTGAAATGGCTCAGGATGTTGGCGAGAATGGACCAGCTGACCCAAAGTCCGTGCCTTTCGGCTTCTTGGGCCCAATCGTACCCAAAGCCATTCGCGCGGCTCAAGACTCAAGATGGAATAAGTTCGACGCCGAGAGCTCTTGGGTTACTGGGGCCCTAAACGCCGGCCCCGCGACCGATGGTACAAAGCTCAAATGGCCAGAAGTTCCACATGTTGTCACTGGCTCTCAAGCGCCGTCTCTTAGTGCTAAATACAGCATGGGTAATGCCGAATACAGGAAATCCATTGGGAATGTATCAGGCACAATAAACTACTCAGCAGTTAACACTGGCATGATGGACCACTTAAGAAGATTCAGTGACTTCAGTAGTATTTTATCTGAGCAAATTAGTGGTGTTGCCTCCGTTGGAGAACACTCTTACTTGTTCTCGCTCGATGAAGTTTACATCACTGGCAACGCCACTCCTGACGTGGGTGACCTCAGTTCTTATAGCCCAACGGTTGTGGCTTTTATTTCTGGCTCACAACGCACCGGCTCAGCTTACACTTCATTGTCCAATGCAACATCGTCAGCAATTACAGATATCGTTGATACTTTCTCGATGCCTATGCAGGGCGGCTTTGACGGAGTTAATATTCGAGAGGCAGACCCCTTTAACATGAGTGCGCGCTCAAACTGCGTGGGCCCAGATAGCACTACGCGAAATAGCTATGCTCACGCAAGTATCGATAGGGCGATCGAGTTAATTAGTGACCCTGAAGCGCTCGAGATGAACTTGGCAGTCATGCCTGGGATTACGAACACTACACTGACTAGAAAGTTGGTTCAAACATGCGAAGCTCGAGCAGATGCACTAGCCATCATCGACCTTCCAGATGTGTACATTCCACCTTCTGAGGCTCGTTGTGCCAGCTTTCAGGACAGGGTTAATAATACTACCCCTGCCAAGAGCGCTAAGGCACTCACCGCTCGCCAACTAAACTCGAGCTACGGAGCAACCTATTACCCATGGGTAAAGGTCAGAGACACTATTAACGCTCGTGATATTTGGGCCCCTCCATCAGTTGTCGCCTTGGGCGTCATAGGGTATACCGAACAGCGCGATGAAGTCTGGTTCGCACCAGCTGGCTTTAACAGAGGCGGACTAAACGAAGGTAATGCAGGTATACCAGTGTTGCAAGCATCGGAGCAGTTGCTCTCTTCTGACAGAGACACTCTCTACGAGGCAAACATTAATCCGATTGCCTCATTCGTTTCAGAAGGTTTGGTTATTTTCGGGCAAAAGACACTTCAATTGACACCATCAGCTCTCGATAGAATCAATGTTCGTCGTCTCCTAATTTTTGTCAAGAAAGAGGTATCTAGAATTGCAAATGGCTTACTTTTTGACCAGAATGTACCGGCAACATGGGCCCGCTTCACTGGCCAGGTAATACCCTTTCTTGAAGGAGTAAAGACGAGACTTGGCTTGACAGATTTCAAGGTGGTGCTGGACAAGACAACAACAACCCCTGATTTAGTTGATAGAAACGTTATGTACGCAAAGATATTCTTGAAGCCAGCAAGAGCCATTGAGTTTATCGCAGTTGATTTTGTTATAACGCGCTCTGGCGCATCTTTTGACGACTAATAGTCGTCAAAAAAGCAAAGAAAGTAATATATACTAATAGGAGACTTAATATAATGGCATTTTGGAATGAAAGACAAGTCGAGCCAAAGAGGAAGTTCAGATGGCTCCTCTATTGGACAGGCGTGCCCCAGTTCGTGGTAAAGAGCGTGAAGAAGCCGAGCTATAATGTGGAGACTACACCACATCAGTTTTTGAATTATGAATTCAATTACCCAGGAAGAGTAAAATGGAATCCCATCGATATTACTCTTGTTGACCCAGTCAATCCGGATTCTACAAAAAGTTTGTATAAGATTTTGGAAAACTCTGGATATGTTATCCCAAGTGAATATAATGAAAACCAGGCGACCACCATCTCTAAAAAGGGTATGGTCGAGGCGCTAGGTACTCAAATACAATTAGTCCAGCTCAAAGCAGACGGTGTTACTGAGGCCGAAAAGTGGAGAATCCACAACCCTCTAATAACTTCTGTAGAATTTGATACGCTAGACTATAGTGCAGATGATTTATTGAACATCAGTATAAGCATAACCTATGATTATGCTACAATCGATGGCGTCAGCGGCAAAAACAATCCTAAACCAACCGGAACCTGGGATCTCAATAGCCAAGAGGGAGCGGGTTTCAACCCAGAAGATTAAGTCAAGAGACAGTTAGTTAATAGTTAAAAGAGGAAACATGTCAAGAAATTCGAGAAGAACACAGATACCTAAGTCTGTGGAGTCAGAAGCGGTACCACCGCAGCAAAATATGAGCCCCCACATGCAACAGGAAAAGCCCAATCCATTTGGGCTTTCTTTCGCCGTCGCGACAGAGATAGTACATCTGCCTAGTGGGGGCAAGTTTTATGAGCAGAATAGCCCAATTAGTGGACTAGAGAGCCTTGAAATCAAGTCAATGACTGCAAAAGAAGAAGATATCATGATTAATGATAGTTTTATTGAGCAAGGGATTGTTTTTGATAAGTTAATAGACTCGCTTATGATAACCCAAGGAGTAAGAGCTGCAGATTTATTAGATTGTGACAAAGTTGCAATACTGGTCTCAGCAAGAAAGACGGGGTATGGTGACGGTCTAGATATCAATCATGATTGTCCAGAGTGCGGAGAGCTATCGACTGTAGAGGTCAGCCTTTCAGCAATGCTTGAAAAAACAAAGACT